TTTCAGATTGACCTCTACAAAAGCGTTTTGGACCATGGTGGTGGTGCTATCGTCCTGAGATCGGGCAGTTTCCAGATTTCAGATGCTAGGGTAAGATAGTCGCTAAATGATGAAATTGCACGGGGTAATCCGCGTGCGATACCGTTTTGCGTTTGATTGAAACCATTGATCCCAAACGACACGTTGTCTTCAAAATCGTGCCAACGATCCGATAGTGTTTGCAGTTTGAGATGTGCTGGCGCTGTGGCGGGATTCCGATGTCGGTGCCTTGGTCGCCATTCGATGGGCAATAGCCGCAGATGTGCTCGTATCCCAGGGCGGCGCACCTCGATTTGACCGTACACGTCACTTTCCCACTCCTCTCGCGGCGTGCTTATCAGCACGGAAGACCCTCCTCCGAGTGTTCCGTTCAACCGAAGTCCTGCTCTTAGATAGAGCCGTTCGTAGCCGCGGCTGTCCGTCATAGAAGCCCAGTCGACAGCGCTATCGAAACTTTTTCCGCCGCGCAAATTGCGCGAAGATGCTCGACAACTTGCGCCTCGAATGCTTCGTCCACTTGGGCCTACATATCCAGCATGGTCCGCTTGACCCTACCGATCACTGTTACGGCGCCTTCTAGCTTTGGCGGGGGGACGTCCTCATATGATGCAGGCTGGAAAGGCGGCTTGTCGTTGGCGCGGTAACGCTTGTAGGTAGCGCGTCCAGTCTCATCGGAGATGACATAGCAAGCGTTGGTTACCAGGCGCCTGTCGTTCAGATCCACGAATATTAGAGAATCCGGCGGCGATATTTTATTCATTGACGGGCCGTCAACGCGAAGCGCTATCCACCGCCCAGCCGGCAGACGACTGGCGGCGATCGTCGGGAACTCTGAAAAATCCAGAACCGTCGCTTGGTCAACCATTTCGCCGGCACTGACCCATGAGATCATTGGGACGCGAATAAGCTCATCGCTATCATCATCCTTCGGCGGGGCCACGCCAAGATAGTCAGCTATGCGGGGGACCTCATCAACCTTGAGCCGCCGCTTGCCTTTCAGGAGTTGGGTTATCTGCGGATGAGCAAGATTGAGATGAGCCGCCAAACCCTTGCGGGTTTTGCCCGTTTCCTCCAAGGCTTTCTCGATCCAGTCGAGATAGCGTTTTGTCTCGGCGTCTCTCATTGTTCGATTTTCGCACACTCCATCAGGATGGGGTGTTAGCAAAATCGTACATCGACACTTGCGCGGCGTGTATGAATATCGTACATTGCGGAAATGAGATGCGACCCAGCCGACGCAATTATCAAGAAATTCAATGGCCTTAAGGCCGTGGCGGACATCGTAGAGGTCACGCCCCACACTGTCATGCGTTGGCGGCGACCGAAGGAAGAAGGCGGCACAGGCGGCATCATCCCGCATTGGCATATCGAAAAGCTTCTCGATGCCGCAAGGGAGCGGAAAATTGACCTGGCGCCGAACGAATTTCTCCCGGACTTCGGTCTCACATCGGAGCGGGCAGCATGAGTATCGTCTGCACTCATGACGGCAATTGGCTCGCCTTCGTTCCTGGCATGGGGACAGTTTCCGGCCAAAGTCGTGATGCTGTCATGCGCGAGATCGCGCGCCGCAAGGCTGCTCAGAAGGGCAGGGCGGCATGATGCTGGCTTCAACCAAAACCGTCGCGCACGTTCCGTGCTTTGGGTCCCTCAGCATCGACCGTGAACCTGTCGCTATCCGAACCTGCGCACGGCGCTGGCGGGCGCATAGCAACATCACAAAACGCACAACCCCGCCAGCTACCCGATCCGCCAGCCATCTCCTCCCGGCCGGCGGTAAGCTGCGGACGGCGATCGAGCGGACCCCAACCCTTAGCGCTCTCGCCGTCCGCCCTTTTATCAGTCGGGGACTGCGACTGATCTGCAATTTCTGCCGGCGTCTGGCCGGCTCGTCGTTTAACCCGCGCGTCAAGTTCTGCCAGGAGCCGGCGCGCAGCATCTTCCATACTCTCTTCTTCCCGCCAGTCCTTTCGCCTGTGCCTGTTTTCCATGCCAACCAACATGGAGCATCGGGCCTGAAATGTCTGACAACGCCAATGAAAGATTTGACAAAATGAGTGTCGAGTATGTCAACGAATCCAAGAGGATGGCCGACTACATTCTACACCGGGTCCATCGTGGTCCCGGTGACACGGTGGACGCTGCGATGCACCGGGCCGAGCGCCTTTATGGCGTGCCGGCGGCTTGGCTCCACAGGCTCAGATATCGCGAAATAAAAGACATGCCGATGTCCGCCTTCGCGGCACTTGCGCATGCATATCAGGCGGCAAGCAACGCGGCTGAAAATGCCTATGGCGCCGAGAGGAAACTAGCCGATGCGCGCAATTCGAAACTTATTCGCCTGGCTGATTTTGTGGCTGGAGCGAAAGTTGAGGGGAACGGAGGATAGCCAGTGAACGCCCCGGTTGATCACTCGCGACTCCCAGAGCCCTGGGCAGAAGAAGAGCCGGTCCAGCAAATCTCGCGTCTACTCTTCGCTCTCTGCTGGATAGGCAGTTCGGTCATAGGCATAGCCAGCATCTACGGCATCTATCACTGCCTCAGCATGGCATGGAGCGCGCTTCCCTGATGGCGACACGTTTGTCCAACTCGGAAGCCCGCGCGATCGGCATCAAGGTGCCGAAGGCGAATAAGTATGGCGCGAAGAAAACAGTACTGGACGGCATCAGTTTTGACAGCCGGGCCGAGGCTGCTCGCTATGCGAAACTCAAGCAGCAGGAGCGTTGCGGCGCCATCTACAATTTGCGCTGCCAGACCTGGTACGAGCTGAAGGCTGCCAATGGTGCCGTAGCCTGCCGCTATCGAGCGGACTTCGACTATTTCGAGACTAGCACAGGCGAGGCAGTCACAGAAGATGTGAAGGGCGTTCTGACGCGCGATTTCAAGCTCAAGGCTAAGTTCTTCAAGGAGCAGTTCGGCCGCGAAATTCGGGTGGTAAAATGAGCGACCGCATCCCGTCTCTGGATATGGCTGCTGAACTGGATCTGATGATCTACGGCAAAGCCACATGGCTTGCCGACTTCGGGCAGGGATCGAAGAAGCGTCCCGATCACGAGGTTGATCAGAAACGCCGTGAACTGACCGTACTGAAGCAGGCTGCATTCGAATATAGAGCATCGGCCGAGAGGCTTCGCCAGATGCAGGAGGCTGGCGAGGCATGAGCGGAATCGTTTGGTCAAAGTTTTATTGGTCTGATTGGGACACCGATCCGGCCGTCCGTCTTTGCTCCATGTCGGCGCAAGGACTTTGGATGCGTATGCTCTGCATTGCGGCAGCACACGACCCAATCGGCTACGTCGCGGTAGCAGGCAAGGGCCTTGATGAAACCTCACTCGCTCGTTTGACCGGGTGTCTGGAATCCGAGGTTGCTTCCCTGCTAGGCGAGCTAGAGCGAAACGGCGTGTTCTCCCGTGATCGGCACGGACGCATCTATTCGAGACGAATGGTCAAGGACGCAAAGAAGTCCGCGATTGCTCGGAAAAACGGAAAGAACGGGGGCAACCCAAGTCTTTCAAATCATGACGAAAATTCCGCGTCGGATAAGGGTTGGGTTAAGCCTACCCTTAAGCCCCATAAGCCAGAAGCCAGAAGCCAGAACGAAAAACCAAAAGGTTTTTCTAGGCGCGCTAGCGCGCGAAAAAAATCTCCGATCGATGAATTGAAGGAGGCGTTCGAAAATGCCGAGTGAAGTCATTTCGACCGGTGCCAAGCTTCCCGAGCGGTATCGCATTCGAGGCGAAGAGATCAGAACCCGCGTCGATGCGATCACCGGGCTACTTGCTCCCTGCAAGGTCGATGCGATCAGGGACGCAGTTATCCGCCTCAGGAGCCAGTTTCGTCCACAACCAGACACAGACGCTGAAGCGCTCGCCACCGGCTACGTCGGAGCTTGCCGCGATTTGCCGGAATGGTCGCTGAGCGAGGCCGCGAACGACTTCCTTGCGGGGCGGGTCGATGGCCATACCGGGCAGTTCATGCCGACATGCGCAGAGTTCGCCAAGCGTGCCAGGTGGATCATTACGCCGTTCATGGCTGAGCTGTCATCGTTGCGCGTCGAAGCTTCGAAGCTTTTCGAGAGAGCGGCCGATGATCAGCGGCGTCACGTCATCGAGATGGAGCGTCAAAGCCCAGCAGTGCGGCGTCGCGTTGCCGATCTGGCAAGCGCGTTTTCGGCTGGCTCCACCAAGTCTCAGGGCGCCGCTCATCAAGGTCTTAGCAATGAGCGGCAGGCCAGGATCGATGCTTTCAAGAAGCCGCGCCAGTTCGTTTCCAAGATCGGCCACGAACAGCAGAAGCGGGAGGGGTGATGGGCCTCGTTGCTTATGCTGGCAGGGAATCCAGCCCGGAAGATGATCGCGGATCGGAAAAGCGGGAAAGAGCATATCGCCTATTCAATCGCGGCAGAGACACCCTGGAAATCGCCGACATCATGAACATCAGGGAGAGCACGGCGCTTCGCTACATCAACATAGCCAGATCCCGGGAGCGCGGTTTGCCCGATCCCTATGAGCGTAAGGAGTAGCAGATGGGGTTGATCGCCTATCCACCAGTCTATGACGCCAAGCGTGTTCTGCCATTGCGCAAGTCGCTTCCGATACGCCACCCCAAGCCGAAATCCGTTGTAGATCCAGCAACGCGCGCCCAGATCGCCATGGAACAGATGAATCGGCTCGGCATAAAGACGCTGCGTTCCCGCTTCCTGCCAGCGCCTCTCCTGGAGATAGTCAAAAAGGTGGCGCAAGAGCGCGGCATATCCGTCATGCTAATCGCGGGCAATAGCAGGAAGGTAGCGGCGGTTAGGGCGCGCAATGAGGCCATGTACCTCATCAAGGAAGCGCGGCCGCACCTTTCGGCGCCTCGGATAGCAAGATGGTTCGATCGGGACCACACCAGTGTGCTTCACGGCATCTCCAGCCATGCGGCCAAGAACGATCTACCGAAGCTCGTCGGCTATGACTTCGAACGGGTTCGTAAGCGCAATGCTCGCATTGCGGCAGAGCTTCGCGCGACACGTAAGGCAGCAGCGAGGGACAGCATGAAGTCGATCGACACATCAAAGACCTGGTACGTCGTCAGAACCAACGTCCAGAAGGAAGCCAAGGCAGCGGAGAACATCCGGCGTCGCGGCTTTGACGTCTATTTCCCCCGCCAACGGTTCGAGAAGAAGCACAGGCGCACCAATGCCTACATCACGTTCGAACGCCCATTGATGGCGCGCTATCTGTTCGTAGGCTTCCACCCCGCCGCCAAGCACTTCGGCTTCGTACGCGCATGTGATGGCGTCGAGCGGTTGCTAGAGGTGCAAGGCGAGCCTGTTCCTGTGTCAGGAGAAGATATCGAGGCCATCTACCTGGCAGAAGTGGACATGCGCTTTGATGATACCCGAGCTGCCCGCAAGCATCGTGGCGAGGGAGTCAACGATGAATTCCCGAAAGGCGTTCGCGTCTTCGTCAAGGAAATGGAGCACATCTTCAAAGGCTTCACAGGCGAGGTCATCGGCACCGATGGCAAGGAGCGTGTCCATGTCGCCATCGCGAAGTTCGGCAAGGTCTGGTTCAACCAGATGGAGCTTGAGAGCATGGGGAAGGCAGCGTGAAAGGGGCTGAGGAAAGTACGCCGGATTTGGTAGAAACTCTCAATTTGGTCACGCGTGCCAGAACTGTCGTGCGAGGAATTCTTCTCGCCCACGACAGGAGAAAGAACATGACCGATTGGGAAGTTGACGAGCGCGGTATCAGCGAATGCCTGAAGGACTGGCGCCAGCGGCATAATTGGCGCGTAGCCGAAGCGGCGTTTCAACTGAGGCTTCCTCTGGGTGACTTCAAGGCTCTCTGCACGCACGGCCTTGGCGAAGAAAGCAGAGGGTGGGAGCGTCAGATTCGTCGGATGATGGTCCTCATAGATGGCCATGAGCGCGCGGTGTGGGAATTCGACTGACGCCAACTGCAGGCTGGCATGCGAGAAATATCCACGCCAGTTGCTTTCCCCAGAAATTCGTCTATATTCGCGAAGCAGACGATATATGCCGCTGGCGGACCGCATCGCGGGAATACTCGGCCGGGCAATGACGGGGCTTCGTCACCGTCGCGTCGGTAGCTATCCTCAAAGTTCGGTGTCAGCGATGGACGAGAGCATTCGGCGTCTCGAAGAACTGTCTGACGCCGCAGTCTACGAATTCCTCCGCCGCTCTTCCACTACGTACCTCGAAGCCTGCATAGCGCTGATGCTCACCAGCATGTCGGTAGAGGAGGCAGCGCAGATCCTCGAAGGCGAGGCGGCTCATTTGCGAGAGCTTGGATGAAGCTGCTCATCCTCGCCGTGCTCCTGGCGCTCGCCGGCTGCGTTCACACCGATCCGTGCCCGTTCGATCAATTCCTCATCGATCCGACATGCCACTAGTTTGAGGGACCAACAGGAGAAATACCAATGGCAACCCGATACGCAATTCTCGTGACCAATGACGAAGGCCAGAAGCAGGTCTCCGACATCAAGCAGATGGAAGGCTCCGCTCCCGACGTGCCGCACGGATACGAAGTCGTTGAAGTTCCTGACGGCGTTCTCATCGGCATGATCAAGGGCGGCAAGAAGGACGCGGTGGCAGGCTTCGGCTTCCCCGACGGTTCCGAAGGCGCTGCTGAGCGTTCCAATGCGCTGACCGGCGACGCGCCGAAACCGAAAGCGGCTGCGCTGAAGCCTGCAGCCAAGGGCAAGGCGGGCAAAGGCAAGCAGGCCGAAAAGCCAGAGGCCGAAGAGACGAAGACTCCAGCCGAGTAGCGCTGAGAACAGCGAGCAAACAGCATGGTCGGCAGACCCTTCCCGAAAGGCAAGTCTGGCAACCCTGGCGGGCGACCGAAGGGGCTTGCTGCCAAGGCCCGGGAATATGCCGACCGTGCGCTTGAGGTCATCTCGGAGGCCTTGGGCGACGATGACCCCAAGGTGAGGCTGGCGGCGGCCAAGGAAGTCCTGGATCGCGGTTACGGGAAGGCTGTGGCTATGACCGCTGACGTGTCGGCGAGGCTCGAAGATCTGGATGACGATACACTCAATAGTGCGATCGATGCCCTCCGAGCAGCAGTCGGTGCTGTTGACGAAGCTGGAGGCGGAAAAGGACCGTCGAGAACGCACTAACCGGCTTCTGTCGTACGGGCCGTATCGCAAGCAGTCCGAGTTTCACGCAGCCGGCGCTGTTCATCGCGAACGCTTGTTCATGGCTGGAAACCAGTTGGGTAAGACGATCGCAGGCGGTGCTGAGTGGGCAATTCACCTGACTGGCCGCTATCCCGACTGGTGGACAGGCAGGGTGTTTGAAAGCCCGGTGCGCATGTGGGCGGCAGGAGTGACCAGTGAAAGCACGCGCGACAACCCGCAGCGTGTCCTGGTCGGTCCGCCGCAGCAACAGTCGGCATGGGGTACCGGGTTCATTCCGGGTGACGCCATTGTCGACACGATCATGAGCCGTGGCGTTCCAAGCTCCCTGGATAGCGTGGTGGTGCGGCACGGCGGCGGAGGCGATATCCAGGCCGGAGAGTCAGTACTGGCCTTCAAGTCCTACGAGAAGGGCCGCGAGAAGTGGCAGGGCGAGACCCTGCACGGAGTGTGGTTCGATGAAGAACCGCCGCTCGATATCTACTCGGAAGGCCTGACGCGAACGAACGCGACCGACGGCATAACCATCGTGACCTTCACGCCGTTGCTGGGCATGAGCGACGTGGTGCTGCAGTTCCTGACCTCTGAGCAGGTCGAGATGATGGTGAAGGGCAAGCCATGACCAGGCATGTGACCTTCATGACCATTGACGATGCTGAACACTATACGCCGGAGCAGCGAGAGGCGATCATTGCCGCGTATCCTGCGCATGAGCGTGAGGCGCGCGCGAAGGGTATTCCGGTTCTCGGCTCTGGCCGCATCTTCCCGGTTCCAGAGGAAGACATCAAGGTTGACCCGTTCCCACTGCCGAAATATTGGCCGCGCATCGGAGGCCTCGACTTTGGCTGGGATCACCCGTCGGCCGCCGCTGAACTGGCGTGGGACACGGAAGCAGACGTCGTTTACGTGAGCAAGGCGCATCGGGCTTCACAGCAGACCCCAGCGATGCAGGCCATCACGCTAAAGCCGTGGGGATCATGGCTTCCTTGGGCCTGGCCGCATGATGGCCATAACCAGACGCTGGCCGGCGCTGGTGTAGCTCTCGCCAAGCAGTACAGCGAGCAAGGCCTGAACATGCTGAGCACGCACGCGCAGTTCAGCGATGGCTCGAACAGCGTCGAGGCTGGGCTGATGGAGATGTTGGACCGGATGCAGACCGGCCGCTTCAAGGTCTTTTCGACCTTGGATCAATGGTTCGAGGAGTTTCGGCTTTACCACCGCAAGGATGGCCTCGTTGTGAAACTGCGCGATGACCTCATGTCCGCCACCCGCTACGGTGTGATGATGCTCCGGCATGCCGTTGTGGATCCTGCCGTGTTCAAGGCTCACCGGCAGCAGCGCCGGCAGTCCGATCCTCTTGGGGCATTTCGATGAGTTTCGTGCAGCGCTTCGACAAGCGCACGGGCAATTGGCTCAAGCTCGACCACGAAGGCTATGTGATCGCGGAAGGACCGAAGGCCTTCATTGGTCCCGACGGAAAACCGCTTGAAGAGATCGAGCCCGTCGAATTCGAGCAGCCGCGCGCCAGGATGAGCGATCCATTGGGAGACTATCGCTGATGGGTGAGGTGTATTTGCTATCCGAACGCCCCGTTGATATGGGCCAACCGAACGAATACGTCATCGCCATGCTCACGGACATGCTTGAGAAGGCCAGGACTGGCGAACTGCAGACTATCCTTGGGTGTGGCCGCACCTCAGACGGCGGAATGATCAGCATGTTCACTGTCGCGGCGAAGCAGGACTTCTATCTGCATCTGGGCGCGCTTGAGGCCCTGAAGCTGGAATTCGTCAAGCGCACCGAAATTGACTGATGACCGTCCGCATCATCGGCGGCAACCTTCGCGACCTCTCCTACATCGCTGCCAACCTACGGCCAGAGGATCACGCAGAGGTAGGCTGCCAACTCGACGACTGGACGCCTGCCACACTGGCGCTGCACGCCATGCAGGGCTTTGCCTACGTCGCTGAACTGGACGGCAACCCGGAAGCAGGCTTTGGCGCCGCAGAGCTTCGCGGCGGCCTTTGGATAGCTTGGAGTTGGGGAACGAAGCGCATGAAGCGCTGCATTCCCAGGATCACGCAATTCTTCTTCGAGGTGCTTGGGCCTGACGTTGCTTCACGTGGAGCACATCGGGTTGAGGCGCGGGCGCTGGCATCAAACGACATGGCGTTGCGCTGGCTTCATCGCCTCGGAGCAACCGAACGCTGCCATCTGCCGGCCTACGGCAAGAACGGCGAAGACTTCATCCTGTTCGACTGGACAAGGGAAACGTGGAATGTGTCTCTTCAACAAGCCACCGGAGCTCAAGCCGCTCCCCGCGACGCCAACGGCGAACGACAAGGACGTGCAGGCCCGAGAGGATGCGTTGCGCGCCCAGCTTGATCAGCAGCAGGGCACGTCCAGCACGATCAAGACCGATCTGGCCCCGAGCGATGTCTCCGGGCAGAAAAAAGTCCTACTCGGAGTGTGAGAGATGGCACGTGGATCAACAGCGAACCGTGGCGGCACATTCAGCCGCGGCAGCACTGGCGAATGGGAGACCGTAGCCGCTTCCCAGACTGACCAAGTACTCGGAGCAACGGGCAAGCTCGGCGACTATATCGAGGGACTGATCATCGTTGTGGCGACCGCAGCGACTGCCCAGGTGCAGATCAAGGACGGCGCCGGATCGGCTATCACGGTGTTTCCGAACTCGCCCGGCGCTGGCGTCGGCACCTATAACGTCGCGCTTGGCATGCGCTCAGCCGCAGGTGCTTGGAAGATTACCACCGGCGCCGGCGTCAGTGTCATTGCGGTCGGCAACTTTACCTAATGCGCCCTGGCTACTGGACGAGAGTGTCGGCTTCCCGGCGCGGCGGCAAGGCCGATCCGTTCAACTCGTTCACGTATGACATCGACTTCGTTGCCAACACGGTCAAGGGCGGCTCCCAGCCCTACGGCAACAACAACAACGACGGCCGTCTGTTCCGAGACAGTGGCGTCGCGAATGCCTGCTTCATCCCGAACGCGGCCGGCGGGCTCACGTCCACAGCAGCGCTCGGTATGCGCCGATCGACGAAGGGTACTATCAGCTTCCAGAACATCGGCACGCTCGGGCTGTGGAACCGAGACTTCACGCAAACAGCGTGGGTGAAGACAAACGTCACAGCGACGAAGAACCAGACGGGAGCAGACGGAACCGCAAACGCCGCCTCGCTCCTTGCCACCACTGCGAACGCAGGAACGGTGCTTCAGTCCACCACATCAGCGTCGGCCAACAGAGTGGCTATTCCGTTCGTCAAGCGCGTCTCTGGCACAGGCACGGTCGAGTTCACGTTTGACGGGACTAACTTCACCAACATCACGTCGCAGATCAACAGCTCCACCTACTCCAAGGTGCTGCTATCCGCAGCGTCGATCACCAACCCGAATTTTGGCTTTCGGCTCGGAACCTCGGGCGACTCCATTGCCGTCGACTTCTGCAACGTCACGGGGCAAATTCAGGGTCTCAACCTGGACCCGATGCACTATCCGACTATCGTTGGCTCCGCCTTCGGCTCGATCTTCCACGAAACACCGTGGGCGCTGAACACTGACGCTGGTCCGCTGTCGGCCATCATCAAGGGCGCGTACGGGGCGTTCTGGCAGGGGTACAATTACGTTACCGATCTCGGTGGCCTGTGGGTCTCGGACGGCGTGACGAACTGCAAGTTGCTCACCGGCAACAATGTCCAGTTCTCCGCCTCGGTGAACCTCAACACGACTGGCGGCGAGTGGCGTACAAGCGGCCTCAACAAGGTAGCGGCGTGCCTCGATGCCTCTGGCAATATGGCGCTGTGCGTCAACGGCGGCACGGTCTACACGCGCACAGCCGGCGTTCTCTCGCCTTCGGCAACGCATTTCGTGCTTTCGAACAATGGCGCGGCCACATTGCCGCTTAACGGCTGGACTGAGCGCTTCGCCATCGACGCGAATGTCTGGCTCAGCAGCGCAGACCTGCAGGCGATGACCACATGACCGACAGCCGCGCCCGCGATATCCTTCTGCGCCAGGACGAGTTCGAGGACGAGCGCCGAGACTATGAATGGGTCTGGGAACAGGTCAGCGAGTTCTGCGACCCTGACGCGCCCGACATCTGGAACAACCGAGGCACGAACTACCGCCGCGATAGCCAGGCTGAGCGCCAAGAGCGTCGGGGCTCGCGCGTATACGCGAACACGATCAACAGCGCAGCGAACCGCCTTGCTGCCGGCCTTGAGAGCCTGATCATTCCGCAGTCGGAAAAGTGGCACGGCCTGTCGACGGCCGCCATGAACGACGAAGAGACGGACGAAGAGAAGGAATGGGCCGAAGGGCTGCGCGACTTCCTGTTCTCGTTGCGCTACTCGGCCAACTCGAATTTCGTTCCGGCGACGCAGGCCTGTCTGCGCAATGTGGTCCGCTACGGGCCAGCCTATCTCTATGCGGAAGAGGGCTTCGGCGGCACGCTTATCCGGTACGCCTCGATCCCGGTCGTCGAAGGCTACATCGGCCGCAACCGTTGGGGCGTGGTAGACACCTTCCACCGCAAGTACGAGCGCACCGCGCGCCAGGCCGCACAGATACTTGGCTATGAAAAGCTGCCGCCGAAGATCAAGGCGCTGGTGGACGATCCGGCGAAGTGCGAGGAGAAGATCACGCTCATCCAGTGCGTGCAGCCGCGCGACGAGCGCCGCATGTACAAGCTTGGCAGCGACTGGAACTATCTCGACACGGCCTTCGCGACCTATCATGTGGTCGAGGAGGAAGAGGCGATCGTCAAGGAGGGAGGCTTCCGTACCTTCCCGATCTCGAGTTTTTCCTGGCGCCGGTACGAGGGTGACACCTACGGCATCTCGCCGACGATCGAAGCGTTGACGACAGTGCGTGAAGAGAACGCCGTCCGCCGCTCGGGCCTTCGAGCATTGCAGCAGATCACGGACCCGGCCACCGCTTCCAAGGCACGGCTGGACTATGTGCCTGTCCTGAACCCCGGCGAGAATTATCCCGGCTTGATCGACGACAACGGCCGGCAGCTCATCGCTCCGATCGTCACTGGTGCAAACCCGGCGCCAGCATTCGACTATGCCGCCCAGCGTGCCGAAGAAATTCGGGACATGATGTTCGTCAACCTATTCCAGGTGCTGGTGAACAACCCGGAGATGACGGCAACGGAAGCGCTGATCCGGCAGGAAGAGAAGGGCGCTTTGCTCGGGCCGTCTGGCTCTATCATCCAGGCTGGTTTCGCGACGAACCTTGACCGTGAACTCGGCATTCTTGAGGACAAGGGGCTCTACGCTCAAGACAGCCGCTTCCTGCCTCCGCCGAGTCTCGCCGGCAAGACGGTGCGCCCGACCTTCACCAGCCCGCTCGACGTTCTGCGCCGCTCGGCCGAGGCGAGGGACACGATCCAGGTTCTGCAGACGGCCGCGCAGATCGCGCAGTTCGATCCGCAGGTCATGGACAACATCGACGGCGACGAGGCCTTGAAGATCGTGCAGAGCGCCGGCCGCAGCCCGCAGCGTATCTTCCGCCGGCAGGAAGAGGTGCAAGCGCTTCGTGAGCAGCGGGCCAATGCGCAGCGCACTCAGGCGGGCATGGCCGGTATCGCCACGGCCGCAGGGGTTGCCAAGGATGCAGTGCCGGCGGCGGTTCAGGCGCGTGACAGCGGCCTGCTCTCCGGCCTTCAGGACATGATGCAGCAGGCTCAGGGTAACGCATGACCGGTGATAAGTTTGATCCGCCGGCACCCGATCCGACCACAAGGCTCCGTCTCTCCGAGGCCTATAAAGCCCTTGAGGACGGAACGGCGGACCGCGCGCAGGGCAGGCTGATCCTGCAGCATCTCGCCGGCCTCACCGGCTACTATAAGAACATCTCATTGCCGCAGTTTATCGCCGACACGGGTTCGGCGCAGGGCTTTGAGCTTGCATGCGTCGAGCACCAGGCCAAGCGCTGGGTGTTCACAGAGATCGTCCCGTTCCTGACCAAGCACGTGGACGGCAAAGAGTAAGACCGCGCGGCACGGCCTGCCGTTTAATTCTTCCCAAGAATGAAGGAATACGATCATGGCACGTGGACTTCCGCGAACCCTTCAACGCGCCGCCGCTCGGGCGGCTGGCGTTGCCGTTCCCAAGGCTGGCTTCAGTATCAAGACGTCCGGCTCGGGCAACCGCTTCACCTCCATCCTCACCTTCAACGCGATGCAGATGACGGTGACGGATGCGCTGGCCTACGCCAGCCAGAAACTGTTCGACTTCGCCGACGGCAAGATCCGCATCAACGGCGGCACGGCAAAGCTTCAGTTCGCGGTGCTGACCACGCGCGCCTCGACCATCAACGACAGTGCGTCGCTGACCTGGGGCCTTGGCTCTGCAGCGGCTTCCAGCGCCACGCTGGCGTCCACCATGCAGAACTTCATCGCAGTGACCACGCGCACGCTGGACGGCGCCACCACGGCTCTCTCCACGGCTTCGACGGCTGACGTGGTTTCGCCGGCAACGCTCGACGGAACGGGCACGGCAATCGACCTCTATCTCAACGTGGCATTCGCCACCGGCACCGACATCGATGCTGACGGCACGATCGCCGTCACCGGCACGATCACGCTGCTCTGGGAGCAGTGGGGCGACAACGTCTAAGTTTTCACCTGAAACTTCAACAGAGGAAAATTTCCTATGAAAGATACGGCAGAAGCCGGGTCCGTGGTGGAAGCACCGGCGGGCAACCTTGCAGCGCCACCTGCTGGTTCGGACAACGGGTCCGCCGCACCAGAGGCCAAGAGTTGGTTTGACGGTCTTTCCGAAGGCAACCGCAAGCTCGCTGATGCAAAGGGCTGGACCAAACCGGAAGGCGGCATCGAAAAGGTGCTGACCTCCTATGCCGAACTGGAAAAGCTGCAGGGCGCGAGCCTTCAGGTTCCAGCGGCCGACGCGGCGCCCGAGGAGTGGAAGAAATTCCACGACAAGCTCCCCGAGGCAATGCGACCGGTCGCGGCGGCAGACAAGATCGACTTCAAGCGCCCGGAAGGGCTCCCTGCTGACCTGCCCTATGACGAGGGGCTGGCCAACACCTCCAAGAACTGGATGGTGGAAGCCGGCGTCACGGCAAAGCAGTCGCAGCTACTCCACGACAAGTTCGCGGGTCACATGGCCGAACTGGCGAAGCAGCACGCTGCCAGCCAGCAGGCCGAAACCGCCAAGGCGGTCGAGACGACCCACAACGAGCTCGTCAAGGACTGGGGGCCTACGGACAGCGACGGCTTCAAAGAGAAGCTGGAAACTGCCAACCGTGCGCTCAAGAAGCTCGGCCTGGTCGACGCCTACAAGGCAAAGGGCATCCTTCTCCAGGATGGCACGCTCACCGATCCCCAGATCGCCAGAGCGTTCCAGGCAGTCGGAGATGCGATGTTCAAGGAGGATCGTCTTGAAGGCGACGCTTCGCTTGGTGGGGGCAACCCCTTCAAGAAGAACGCAGCCGGAGAACGGAACATCTCGGCCATTTCAGCCCTCGTCAAAACCGACCCTGAGAAAGCCAGACGGCTTGCGAAGGAGGCGGGCGAAAACCCCGACCTCTGGATCTCATCCAACCCTCTCTGAGTAGGGGTTACGCCGTCGCGCACCATCTGAAGGAAAGACTGAAATGGCTGACGCCTATACCCGCATTTCGGACTCCATCGTCCCGTCCGTTTATGCCCAATACTCGTTCGAGGAGCATGTGCAGTCCCTGGAAATTTTCCAGGCCGGCATCCTCTTCAACGATCCGATGATCACTGCCAAGCTGAGCATGGGCGGCCGTTCGGTCGACATTCCCGGATGGAAGGATCTCGGCAACGATCCGTCCGAGCCGGTCAATGACGACCCGACCGACTCGATCGAGATGAAGAAGATCGGCAGCCGGCGCGAGACGGCTGCCCGCAATGTCCGCGCACAGGCCTGGGGTATCCCGGACCTGACCAGCATCCTTGCCGGTGACGATCCGCAGAAGGTCATCGTTCGCCGCCAGACCGACTACTGGCAGCGTGCGAACAAGCTGACGCTGATCTCGATCCTCAAGGGCGTCCTGGCGGACAACCTCGCCAACGACGGCGGCGACATGCAGCGCGCCACCGGCGCCTCGATCGTCGACACCGACATCATCGAGACCGCCTATCTGATGGGCGATCGCGCCGACAAGTTCCGCACGATCTGGATGCACTCGAAGCAGATGAAGGCCCTCAAGCTGGCCGATCTGATCGACTACGTCCCGTCCTCGGAACAGGGCGGCATGATGATCCCGTACTACATGGGCCTGCGCGTGGTGGTGGACGACGATATCCCGGTTTCTACCGGCGTCTACACCGCGTTCATGTTCAAGGATCGCGCCATCATGTGGAACGAGCTTCCGGTCAACATCGAGGGCGGCCCCCTCGAATTCGACCGTAAGCCGCGCCAGGCTCACGGTGGCGGCGTGACGGAGATGGTTTCTCGGCGCCACTTCGTTCCGCACGTTCCCGGCACGCGCTTCCTCGACGCCTCGACTGCCGGCGAGTTCGGCACCGACGCGGAACTGGCGCTCGCCGCCAATTGGGATCGCACCGCTTCCAGCCTCAAGAACATGACGTTCCTGGCGCTGAAGACCACCGAAGCCTGATCAAGGCTGGGCGAGGGGTTTCGGCTCCTCGCCCTTTTCCTACGGAGTTTCCATGCCCTACAAGCCGACTGGCAGGCCCAACGGCCGCCCTCGCAAAAACTCATTGCCTCCCGCGCCTGAGCCGCAGCGCCGTGTGCGCCGCGAGTTTGCGCCACCGCCGTCTCGCGCCTTTGTATCGGCCGTAGCGCCTGAACCATTCAAGGAGCCGGCCGACACCAGCCCGCCCCTCATCGGGCAGCGCAAACGCGTCAAGCAGCGCCGGCCGTGTCTCATCCCCGCCCCGCTGAAAGCCTGACCGCATGGCATCGCTCACGCCGGAAGATGTGGCCAACATGGCGCTCGCCCTCCTGGACGAAGCGCCGATCGATAGCCTTGATCAGGACATCAAGGCAGCGCGGCTCATCAACCTGCACTATGACCTGACGAGGGAAGCGGAACTCAGCAAGTATGCTTGGGTTTTTGCGATCCTGTCTGCCTCGATCGACGGCTCGGATACCGGCACTGGCGACTGCACTCTGGCTTGGGCCTATGAACTCCCGGCAGACTGCCTGCGACCGCTTCCGCTCACCGACAACGGTGAGCCCGACGGTGTGCCGATCTCATGGCGCCAGGAGGCCGGGCTGGTCTACAGTAACATGTCGAGCCCGCGCGTTATCCGCTACATCGCGAACCTCACCGATCCCAACGACTGGGATGCGCTGTTCACGGACGTGCTCGTTGCGGCTCTCGCGGTGAAGATCGCGCATCCGCTCACGCACAAGGCCGGCATGATCGACGTGGCCCGCAGCGCCTACCAGACCGCGCTGGATGCGGCCTTTGCAGCGCAAGCCATTCAGAGGCAGGGCAGGCTTGTGACGACGACTTGGGCGCAGCAGCGCGGCGACTGGCGGTCCTTCCGCTGATGGCAACGCTTTATCCGCAGCAGGACACCTTTGTTCGAGGCGAGATCAGCCCGCGGCTGCATTCCCGCGCGTCGCTGGACCTCTACCGTGCCGGCCTGTCCTCTTGCGTCAACTACATCACCCTGCCTCATGGTGGTCTTCGCAAGCGCGGCGGCACCTACTTCGCGGGCGAGGTGAAGACGTCCTCCAAGAAGACCCGCGCCATTCCCTTCATCTTCGCCGTCGACCAAGCCTACATGCTGGAGTTTGGCGATCAATACATCCGGGTCTACGCCTACGGCGCTCGGGTGGGTACGGTCGAGGTGGTGAGCCCGTACCTCGAAGCAGACCTCTTCGAACTGCAGTATGTGCAGTCGGCCGATCAGATGTGGATCATGCACCGGGACTATCCCCTCCAGGTTCTGACCCGCACCGCAAACACCTCATGGTCTCTCGACGACTATCCGATCGAGGATGGACCATATGACGACATCAACGAGACGGCGACCACCCTGACGCCGGCCGACTATGCGTCATTGACGCCGAAGATGACAGGCAACACAGCGCCGAGCGGTACAGCCTCTGGCTTCGGCGGCTCCGCCACGGCTTATTTGGTGTTCGACAAGAACCCAGGCTCCAATGTCCAGGTTGATGGAACGGCGGCGAGCGATGCGACCTATCGCTTGCCCGGCGGCGCACAGAAGATCGTGGATGCCTACTATGTCACAGCCGACTCCAGTTCTACCGGTGGCAGCGACAAGGTGCCGACATCGTGGGAGGTGCAGGGGTCGAATGACGGCACCAACTGGGTAACGATCGACACACGCACTGGTGAGTCATGGTCACGGGGCGAAACTAAGTTCTACGAGTTCGAAAACAAGTCACCTTTCGAGTATCATCGGTTCAATTGGCTGAGCAATGGCGGCAACAGCGACAGCCGCCTGGCGGAGATAGGCTTTCACATCTCGACGCTGAGCCAGACGGCCTTCAACCTGACCGCATCGTCCACCACTGGCATCAACGACGATACTGGCTTCCAGTCGACAGACGTCGGCCGCGCAGTCAGGTTGTTGGGCTCAGACGGCATCTGGCGCTGGGCTGAGATCGTATCGGTGACGAGCACGACGGTAGTCACGATACTTCTCCATAATCACGCACTCCCGAAGCTCAGCCCGATAACGCGGTGGCGCCTCGGTACTTTTGTCCCGGGCAATTATGTTGAGAGCGGGTCTCTTTTCGAAGAGCGTTTGGCATTTAGCCGGAAGTTCTCGGTCTTCGCTTCGGCGACTGGCGACTTCAACAACTTCGCCCTCGGCGAGGAAGACGACGACGCCATGCAATTCGATCAGGCCGGTGGCGGTCAAGCCAACGATATCGTCTGGATCGCGGACTCGGACGGCGCGCTCCTCATCGGCACCAGCGGCGGCGTGCGCGCTCTCTCAGGCTCAGGCATCGACGAGGCGCTGACTCCTTCGTCGTTCAAGAATAGGAAGTCCCGCACGCTGGGCTGCGCACGCATCCGTCCGGTCGATGCCGGCCAGTCGTTTCTCTACGTGACGCGCTCGCGCAAGGCCATTGCAGAACTGACGCAAGTCCAGACCGGTCGCTACCAGTCCGACGACATCGGCCAGATCTCAGAGCACATCCCGAAGAAGGGCGTCGTGGAGATCGCCTACCAGACTGACCCCGATCCTATTCTCTGGTTTCCGCTCGATGACGGCGAACTCGGCGGCTACACCCACCAGCCATCTCAAGACGTTCGCGGCATGCACCGCCACCAGATCGCCGGCTCTTTCAGCGGGTCGGACTATGCGGTTGTCGAGAGCGCGTGCGTGACCCCGGGGCAGACCGGCGTCGATGATGTCTGGCTCATCGTCAAGCGGACTATCGGCGGGGTGACGAAGCGCTATATCGAAGTAATGCAGGCGCCGTTCGAATACGGTGATCTAAACGATGCTTTCGCCATCGACTGCGGCCTGACCTATGAAGGCGCGGCAGTCGGGACAGTTTCGGGCCTCGGCCATCTCAATGGCCAGTCCGTGGACGTTCTCGCCGATGGCAAGGTCTACAAAGGCCTGACGGTTGGTTCGGGGCAGGCGACGCTACCTGGTGGCGCAACTGCGGCAAAGTGGCAGGTAGGGCTTCCGTTCCAGGCTGACGCGGCAACATTGGAACTTGATGTTGGTGGCAAGGACGGCTCGCTCTCCGGTCGGCGCAAGAAAGTCGCCAAGGTCATCATGTCTCTGCTGGAGACAGACACCACTGGCCTGACTGTCCAGTCCTACATGCGCGGCAAGTGGGAGCCGGTGCGTATTCCTTCGATCGTGGCGACGGATGGCCGCGCCAACCTCTTCACCGGCAACGTCGAAGTGCCGATCGACGATAGCTGGGAAGGGCAGGGCCGCGTTCGCATCCGTCATTCCAACCCGACGCCTTGCACTATCCGGGCCTATACACCCGTCTTTGATGCGGAGCCTTAGAATGTGCACCTTCGCTCTCCTTGGGGTTGGTCTCTCCGTGGCTGGCGGCCTCGTCGAAGGCGCGCAGCAACAGCAGATGGCCAACTACCAGGCCAAGGCCTATGAGCAGCAGGCGCAGGCCGACGCTCAGGCTTCTGCCTTTGAGCAGGCTCAAGAACGTAAGAAGCAGCAGCTTCAGCAAGCGGCCGCCCGCGCTCAGGTGGGCGCATCGGGTGTGGCCGTCACCGGCTCGCCGACGGAAGTTCTCGCCGCCAATGCGCGGCAGGGACAGATGGACCTCAAGGCCATCCAGTACGGCTCACAGATCAGGCAGAACAACCTGCGCACCCAGGCGGACATCACCCGCTACCAGGGCAAGCAGCAGTTCGGCGCCGGCATCTTCAAGGCAGTGACGACGGGCGTAACCGGCTTGGCGAAAATTCAGATGGGCCAGTCTCCTTTTTCGGCGAGTTTCTGACCTATGGCGACAATTCCTCTGCAGGTTGCCACCAAGTCGCTGGATACTGGTTCGACCGTTTCCTATCCTCAAGGCGGCGAGATCGGCCGCGCTATGCAACAGGCTGGCGGTGAACTGACGCAGCTTGCCGACTATGCGCAGCAGCGCCAGTCTCAAATGGACCGCTTCAAGCGGATCGCGGTCGAGAACGAGTTTGACCAGGCTGTCGCCAACCAGTCGGAGGAATTCGCCCGCAACGCGCCAGCCGACGGCTCGGGCATCCATGACGGCATCGTTGGCCAGATAGACCCGACGACCGGCGCTGTGACCAAGCCAGGGCTGTTCGACAACCTCGCCACCCAGTTCCGCGACCGCGTGCCAGCCAGCCAGCGCGGCTATTTCGACGCCACGCTTTCGGCGAAGCGGCTTTCGGTCTCGGGGTCGGCGGCGTCGACGCAGTACGCTCAGGAGCAGAAATACGCGACGCTCGAAACGTCGAAGATCCAGGACGGTCTGCTAAACTCTATCCTGCAGTCCGATCCCGGAGATACCGCTTCCTACGACGCCTACAAGGAGAAGGGCCGAACCGTCATCGAGGCGAGCCCGCTTGCGCCCTTGGCGAAACAGGCCGCGCTCGAAGCATGGGATCAGCAGGCGCCAAAGGCGCTCGCTCAAGCGATCACCGCGCGCGATCCGGGAAAGCTGCGCGCGATGCTCGGCATGGCGCCGAAAGAGGCCACTGGCGGCAGTGCTGTCGATGAGGTGACAAACCGGATCATCGGGGTAGAGAGCGGTGGAAACCCCAACGCGAAAAACCCCAACTCCTCCGCGTCTGGCGTCGGGCAATTTCTGGACTCGACTTGGGTAACGACAGTCCGCCAGCATCGCCCGGATATTGCCGCTGGCAAGAGTGCTGCAGAGATCATTGCGCTGAAGGGCGACCGCGCTCTCGGGCGCGAGATGACCCGAGCATACCAGCAGGACAACGCGGACTATCTGACCAACCGTGGCCTGCCGACGACGCCCGGCAACATCTACCTTGCTCACTTCCTCGGACCGGCTGGCGCCACCGAAGTGCTGAAGGCCGATCCGAACACGCCAGTTGTCAACGTCGTGGGTCAGGATGTCGTCAACGCGAACCCCTTCCTGAAGGGCATGTCTGCAGCCGATACAGCGGCATGGGCGGCCAAAAAGATGGGAGGCGCGGCTCCTGCCTCGAAGCCCGATCCTCGCTTTGCCAGCTTGCCACCGGAAGACCGTCTTTCGCTTGCCAATGCGGATGACGTGGCCTTTCGCCAGCAGCAGGCGGCGGACCGCGCGCAGGCCAACGCCGACTATTCCGCCTATAAGGACTCAATGGAGCTCGGCATCGTACAGGGAAAGGTTTCCGACGAGGGCCTGATCTCCAACGACACGGTGCTGAAGGACGGCGACAAGGCGACACTGATCCGCTCGCTGCGCGCGCAGAATGATACCATCAACCAGACGCAGGCCGATCTGTCGGCGCTCGCCAGCGGCGGCTTCACTGTCGACCCCTACGCCACCAAGGACCGGACGCGCGTCGATAATGTCTATGCAGAGTCCCTGAAGCACGTTCCGCAGGACAAACAGGGCGCGGTGACGACGGAGATCATCCGGCAGACCGGTGTGGTTCCCCAGCCAGTCGTCAACAACATGCGGCAAGGGCTTGCCAGCCAGGATCCGGCACAGGTCGCCGCCGCCGCTCAGACCGCACAGCGTATCTCGCAGTTGAACCCATCTGCTCTCGGGCGCCGCGACGGCGGGTCAGACGTGCAGAAGTCCGCCGATGACTTCACGCACCTGGTCAACGATCTGAACATGTCGCCGACGGACGCAGCGAAGCGCTTGATCGATCTTCGCGACCCAAAGGTACAACAGACGCGCAAGGCGCTAGAGCCGGCCGCGAAGGAGTTCATCAAGTCGCTGGCCGATGTCGATATCGCGTCCGAGTTCAAGACGGGGCTTCTCGGCGGCACGCCGTCGCTCGGCATCACGCCGGAGCAGGAGTTCGGCATCAAGGCCGACTTCAACGCGATCGCCGAGGACATGTTCTATGCCAAGAATGGCGATGCCGAACTGGCCAAGAATGCCGCGCTTCAGCAGATGAAGGTTCTCTATGGCGTGTCGGACCTCGCCGGCAGCCATGTGCTGATGAAGCACCCGCCCGAGCGCTATTGGCCGCAGCAGTCGACGCAGAGCGATACGACGCTGTTCGGATCGATCCCGATCCCCGGCACCGGTGGCAGCCCGTGGCAGTATGCCATTACGCAGTTGCACAACGACATCGATGTCTATTCGCAGGGCGGCAAGGCCATCGACCCATCGACGGTGCAACTCATTGCTACACCGGAAACGGATGCCGACGTGAAGGCCGGCAGGCTGCCCGGCTATGCCGTCATGTGGCGAGACGACAACGGCAACCTCCAGACCATCCCCGGCAAGCTGTGGCGTCCCGACGTGTCGAAGATGCAGGCGGTTGACAAAGCCAATGAAGCGAAGCGGCAGAGCGAGGCAGATACCCGAGCCAGGCAGAACGACCAGCTTTACAACACCAACCTTCTCACGGGAGAGCCGCTGCCGAAGACGGAAGCCACGCCGGCTCCGAAGCCAGAGCCCGGTTCGAACATCCCGGCCGACATCCCGTCACCTGACGAGCTGCAGGCCACACCCGGAAGCGCTATGTAATGCCGTTCTACGATGAAACCCCGACCATTCAGGATGTGTCGAACATCGCGCCGGATGAACCGGCGCCGACCCCATCCATGATGGATACGTGGGGCGCGGCGTTCCGCACGCAAAACACCATCGGCTCGGCGATCGCCAACTCCGGCATCCCCGACCCAACAGTCGTCGACCAAGGCCAAGAGGACTTCAACGCCATCGACTTCGTGAAGGACGATCCGAAATACTCGCCGTTCTTCGAGAGCTTCGCCGGCATCCGCAACAAGCGTGCGGCTGAAGCGCAGAAGCTCAGGATCGACCAAGAGCTTCAGGATCAGCGGACCCTCTCGGCAGCCGGCGGTATGGGCGCAATTGCCCAGATGGCGGCAGGCGTTGTCGATCTGCCCACACTCTTCCCGATCGGCGGTGAGTTCGTGACTGGCGGTCGGCTGGCGCGCGCGGCCAATATCGCCATCGGTGCCGGCTTGGATGCTGGTGTTTCGGAAGCGGCATTGCAAGCCACGCAGGCCACCAGAACGCGCGAAGAGAGCGCGCTGAACATTGGCGGCTCCATCATCCTCGGCGGAGCGCTCGGCACGCTGGTAAGCCGGCTGGGGACGGCAGAGACCCGCGCTCTCTCGACGAAGATCGAAGGGCAGGATGCGGCGTTCGATGCTGTGGACAAGGAATTCGCCAACCTTGGCAAGGGAACATCTGCCGGCGCGGCCGCGACCGATACCGGTCCGCTGACACTGAAGGACGAAGCGTTCATCTCGAAGCTGCCCATCGTCAACCGTCAAGACCCGCTTATCCGCCTGCAGTTGAACGAGCTCGACGCGGGCAGGCAGGCTGTCCGTGGCTTGGCTGAAACGCCACTCGAGTACGCCGACAACGCGGCAGGCATCGCGACAGAGCGCGGCGGCGCGGTCGAAACCCGCATGAAGATGTGGCACGGCCCGCTGGCTTCGGCGCTGCGCGAGATCGACACGTCGTTCGCGCGCTATTATCATTCGACCCCGGAGCCGACGGCATTCCAGCGCTTCCTCTCGCCGGCCATGTCGGAGTTTGACCGGTTCCGGGGGTCGACCGATCGCCTGACCTACAAGCAGTTCAAGGAGGAAGTCGGCAAGGCGGCATTCTCGGGAGAGCAGCATCCCATCGCCCAAGTGGCGGAGGCGGCACGCGTCTATCGCAAACTCGACGACGCGATGAAGAAGGCGGCCATCGAGGCGCGGCTTTTGCCCGAAGACGTCACGGTGAAGGGCGACGTCAGCCACCTGTTCCGCATGTACAACAAGGAAAAGATCATCGCACAGCGGGATCGGTTCTCGGCGATCCTGAACGACTATTTCATCCAGAAGCGCAACGAAGCCGCGAAGATCGCCGAGACGCCACTGACCAAGAAGGCGGAAGGCCAGGCGGTCGATCCGAAGGCTGCGGCCGCTCGGGCGAAGGCTGAAGAGTTCGGCCGCCTGTCCGACGGGGAACTCAGGGGCGTGGTCGACGATACGATCAACAGCATCCTCGGTCATGCCGATAGCCGCGTGCCATACGATATCGTCGCCGGTCCGCGCGGCCCTCTGAAGGAGCGCCTGCTCAACATCGAGAGCGCCAAGATCCAGGACTTCCTCAACACCGATGTGGAGGAGGTTCTTCGCGCCCAGGTTCGAACGATGTCCGCTGACGTCGAGATCGCCCGCAAGTTCGGCTCGGTCGACATGGCGGAGCAGTTCCGCAAGATCAACGACGAGGCAGATGCCAAGATAGCCGGGGCAACAAGCGACAAGGCGCGGCAGCGTCTTGAAGCATCGCGCAAGGCAGCACTTCGCGACCTGGCCGGCATCCGCGACCGGCTGCGCGGCACCTATGCGTTGCCATCGAACCCGGACTCTCTGGTGCTGCGCGCCGGGCGCATCGCGCGCAACGTCAACTATCTGCGCCTTCTCGGCGGCATGACGGTTTCGGCCATCCCTGATCTGGGCAAGGTGGTGTTCTCTCATGGCCTGACCAGCGCATTCCGTGACGGCTTCCTGCCTATGGTGCGGAACTTCAAGGCCTTCCGGCTCGCGGCTCAGGAAGTGAAGGACGCCGGCACCGCTCTGGATATGGTGCTCGACAGTCGAGCGATGGCGATGGCCGACATCACCGACGACTTCGGCCGGCATTCGGCATTCGAACGCGGGCTGTCTTCGCTGACGACCCGCTTCGGTGTTGTGTCCCTCATGGCGCCCTGGAACGCCACGCTGAAGCAGTTCACTGGTCTGGTGACGATGACCAATATCCTGCGGTCTGCGGAGCGTGTGGCGGCGGGCAAGGGGACCGCGCGCGACATCCGCAACCTTGCATCGAGCGGCATCGACGCGGACCTGGCGGAGCGCATCGCGAAGCAGTTTGGCACGCACGGCGACAATCAGGACGGCATCCTGTTGGCCAAGGCTGGCGACTGGACCGACAATGGAGCGCGTGAGGCTTTCCGCGCAGCGGTGGTTCGAGAAGTCGACCGCGCCATCGTCTCGCCCGGCCAGGACAAGCCGTTGTGGATGTCGACCGAACTCGGCAAGGCGGTCGGGCAGTTCAAGGCCTTCGGAATTTCGTCCATGCAGAAGACGATGCTCGCCGGCCTTCAACAGCGCGACGCGGCCACGCTCAACGGCGTTCTGCTCTCGCTCGGGCTCGGCGCCATGACCTATTGGGCAAAGATGGCCACGACGGGCCATGATACGTCGGACGATCCGGCTCAGTGGGCAGTAGAGGCTCTGGACAAGTCTGGACTGGTGGGCTGGCTCATGGATGCCAACAACATTGCGGAAAAGGCCACGCGCGGTCGGGTGGGGTTCTCAGCGCTCACCGGAAAGCCAGTGTCGCGCTACGCCAGTCGCAATGTCACCGGTGCCTTCCTTGGCCCGTCGGCGGACGCCGTGGCGGATATCTTCCAGGTTTCGGGCAGTATCTTTGCCGGCGACACGACGCAGGCGGATGTCCACAAGCTGCGGAAGTTGCTTCCGGCCAACAACCTGTTTTACATTCGCTCGCTCTTCGACCGAGTGGAGAAAGCGACCAACTCGGCATTCAGCATCCCGGAGACGAACAAGAAGTGATCGCTGCCATTCTCGGAATTGCCGGCCTCGTTCTGGCCCTCTTCACCGTCGGCGGCTTCATGGAAGGCGATATGGGCAAAGTCGGGAAGTTCGGCGCCGGCTTGGCTGTCTGCCTTGTTGCGGTCCTGTTCCTGACCGTAGCGCCGAAGTCGGTCGGTTCACAGAACTGCAGCACGGACTGGGATGGCCGGTCCAACTCGGAAGCCTGCGACTAGTCAGAACCGCGAACTCTGACGATCGTAGCGGCGTTGGCTCTCAGAGTTTTGCCCGCCAGGCTGCTCATCGTTGCATCGGCGTTAGCTGGATCGTTAAAGGTCGGGCGTATTGCCTCCCGCAAGGCCGCTTCCTCTCGCACGCACATCCCTTGAGCGGCGAAAGCAAGTGAAACCGGGTCGCCTGGCTGCTTTGCGATGCTCCGAGCGGAGCGCAAGTTGCAGTCTATGTATGCCTTCAGTTGCGCCTTGTAGACGTTGCTATTGGGTGCGCCGCTCGCTGCGTTAGCCGCAACAAGGACACTTATCAAAACCGCTAGTCGTCTCATTCTGGCCTCCGCAAAGAGGGACCAGACAAACCGAAAACCCCGACACTTTCAAGACTGAACGGAGTGAGCCCTATGGCCCGACCCGCAACCGCTGCCGTGCGCCTTCTGACTGGCGAGCGTGAACCTTGCCGCATGGCGACAACCGCGAATATTGACGTTGATGCCGGCGGCTTGCTGGTCATCGACGGCGTACAGACCGCCGTTGGTGATCGTATCCTCGTCAAGGATCAGACCGACGGCTCTGAGAACGGCATCCGCACCGCCTCGGAGGGTCAGTGGTATCGCGCGGCCGACGCGCGGACGGCGCGGACTCTGCAGAAGGGTACGACCGTTCACGTAGCGGAAGGCACGACCAATGGCGCGAAGACTTTCGTCTTCAACACTCTTAACCCGGTTATCGGCGATAGCGCGCTCGACATCGACTTCTACATCTCGGACACCATTGTCGACGATGTGAACGATGCCGTCTCGGCGGGACTAGCGTCGATCTCGACGGCGGCTTCTGACGGCGTGACGGCCGTCAATGCTGCTGTAACGGCGGCTGGCTTCCCTGCTTCGCCAGCCGCGAATAGCTTCCTGCAGCGGAACGCGGGGAATACGGCGTACGATGCCAAGACGCCGGGCCAGACCATGGACGCGGTTTCGCCGGCAACAACGCGCGGCGACATTATTTTCCGCAATGCGACCACCATGGCCCGGCTTGGCGCGACGACGGCGGGCTACCTTCTCCAAACAGGTGGCGCAGGCGCTGACCCGTCTTGGGTCGGGTTCCTGCAGGGAGGCACTGGCGCATCCACCCGCACGTGGCAGGACAAAGCTCGGGAGCGGATCAGCGTCAAGGACTTCGGTGCCACGGGTGACGGCGTAACCGATGATACGGCTGCCATTCAAGCTGCCGAGACGTATCGCGCTTCGGTAGCCGGCGAACTTGTCTTCCCTCCCGGAACCTACCAGATCAGCGCGACAAGCGTAACGGTCAACAGGGCAAGCGGCGGCGCCTGGAGAGGCGTGGGACAGGCGATGCTCCGGGCATCAGCAAATAATGCGATCCTGTGTGTTCTAACCAGCGCCGTCGCCGGAACGACCAACAAGTCATTTCTGGTCACCGGCCTTCATTTCCATGGCGGTGGTTTCACAGGTGTGCGGGGCGTTCATGAGACTTCGCCGTACGGCACGACGATCGAAAACTGCACGTTCACGCAGATGTATTTCTGCGCCTCCTTCATCGGCAATTCGGTTCTGGCGACGCAGACCGGCTGGATCCAGATCAGCAACATTCGGCAGTACGGCGGCGGTTCGTGGGCATTCTACAGCTTCGACAACACCACCTACCTGTTCCACATCGAACTGAACAATATTCACCAAGTCGGCACGGGCAGCGCCGCCAACTGGGAAAATGCTTTCTGGATCGAAGGTCGGAGAGCCGTAGGTCTTTCGATCAACAATTGTTGGTCGGGATCGCTTGACGGCGGCGCCGATGGGCTGCTGCTCCGTGGCGACTGCCAGGGCGTATTTGTTACGAACTCGACTTTTGTCTGGCCGAAGATCGGGATCAACGCGCTGACCTGGACCGACACGCTGAAGCCGGCCTATGTCTACATGTCCAATATCGGCGTTGACCAGCACGTCACCAGCGCCGCGGAGATCGAGGGGCGGACGTGGTTCATAACGAACGTTAACTTTGCCAACGGCTATGTCCGCACGAACACCGGGCAGGCCTGCCTGCTGAAGTCCACCTGCACCGACATTGTGATCCAGAACGCGCTGTTTGCGTACGATCAGAAGTCGGGCTTGGTTGTGCAGAACGGCGCGAAGAAAATTCGCGTTGGTAATTTCACCGCCGAGAACAATAATCAGGTCGCTGGCGCGAACTATGAGGTTGACCTCGGCGCTTCGCCGTTCGCCGATGTCAGGCTATTCGGAAAAAACGTGATCGGCGCCGCAGGGACCAACGCCACTGGCCAGCGTCTTGTCAACGGCATCACCTCCAATGAAGTAAGTCGCAACACAGGGTCGGCATCGACAACGGCCGTCACGACCACCGAAGATCTCATGACTTACACCATTCCGGCGAACACGTTCCAGCCGGGGCAAAAGGTCAGGCTTACTGCGTGGGGAACTACTGCTGCCAACGCGAACACCAAAACCATTCGGCTTTGGCTCGGAGCCAACTCCATTGCCGATCACAATGGCACATGGAACGCTATTCCTTGGCGGATGACGGCGGACATCTTCATTACAGGTGCCAGCGCTCAGGAATATAGCTCTGTTGTCTTTGCGTCAGCCAATAGCCCCACGATCCGTCAGGGGACGCTGACCGTGACCGACACGGCGACTATCGTTGTGAAGGCGACCGGCCAGAACGGTACCGCCAGTGCCGCCGACATCACCTGTCAGGGCTTCACTGTCGAGATACTCGACTGACGGCCGGCGCTTTCGGCGTTAATAGCGCGCGTCTGGCCTTCTCGCCAAAGGCCATTCCGGGCGCTTCAACAGCCATATGGATGATCCATGCCAAAACCAAGGCTATGGAGATCGATGTGACGCTATACAGCACCCACAGCAAGTACGGATCGAGGCCTGCGGGCCTTGCTCCTAACTTGATGGCGATCAGCGCTCCGGCCAAATGGAGAAGATAGAAGGGGTAACTGACCAGTCCGAGAAAATGCGCGAAGCGGTTTGACGTCAACCACATCGAATTGCGGGCAACATAGGCGACCACCAGGAATGCGCCACCCATCTGCCAGCATCGCATCAAGAACCCCGGCCCGAGCATGAAGTCAGCGGTCATCAGGGTGACCAGACCAAGTGTCGCAGTGGCGCGGTTGACGGCTATGGCAGGCAGATCATCGATAACCGCGCCGAGGGCAAAAGCGCTCATGAACAGCGGTATCGGGCGGTGGTCGAAATAGGACACGACGGCTGTAGCCACCAACATGCCGACGAAGAGCGCCGGATGGATGCGCCTAGCAGTCACGGCGGCATATACCCATAGGCTTCCCCAAACCTCTATCTGCAGGGTCCAGAGCACGCCGTTGAGCGACGTATCGTAGAGAACTGCGGCGCCTGCGATCTGCGACCATGTGCTTGTCGGGACCAGAAGCCCGATGAGGAGCGCTGAGACAATGGCTACTGGCAGCAGCCTGAATGCTCGCCGGATGATGTATGTCGCTAAGCCATCGTCGCGGCGTCGAAGCGACCGAGTGAGCACCAAGCCCGAGAGCACGAAGAACACGATAACCGCAGCATCGGCATGGAAGATGATGTGCAGAAAGCGGAAAACGGCATCCTGCAGCGTCGCGTCTGGAGCGGTCGCAAATGTCATGCGAAGGGCAGGGCCAGTGCCTCCGATAGCTGTAGCGCAGTGCCCCGCCGCGACACTGAGGGCCGCCAAGCCGCGAAGGCCATCCAAGTCGTAGTTTCGAAGAGCCGCCATCACTGGCCGCTTTGGGTTGCTTGAACGTCCCGCCTCAGCGTCTCGTGCGACTTCTTGAACAGGTCTGCTATGGTGAAAGCCCTGGCGCTCAGCTTCCCGCCATCGACCCAAGCAGTGTCCTTGTTCTGGATTAACCAGGCGACGGCCTGCTTGTAGCTCAGGGGCGCCCAGTCTCTCGCATCTCGTATTTCCATGTCTCGCCTCCTTGCGCTGTTCGTTCGGACCGCACGTCTTCGCTCAGTTGTTCCATCGATCTGTCAAACAGGTCCGCTATGATCGATGCGGCCCGGCTCGGCTGGTGCCCATGATCGATCCAATGAAGTTTGTCATTCCAAAGTAACCACAAGATCGCCTGCCGATAGGTCACTCTGTCCGGCAGACCGGACTCTGCCCAGTTTCCATTATTCATCAACACACCCCTAGTCACGCCGCCATAACACGCGGCAACCGTCACCCACAACCCAAGAGGTTCCCATGACCGCATCCCGTGAAAAGGAGGCGCTCTCGCGCGTGCTCGCGCATGAGGGCGGCTACAGCAACAACCCCGCCGATCCTGGTGGCGCGACTATGAAGGGCGTGACCCAGCGGGTCTACGACGCCTACCGCAAAACTAAAGGGCAAGCCACGCGCTCGGTAAAGGGCATCACCACAGCCGAGCTCGAGGAAATTTACGACCGACAGTACTGGGACGCCGTGAAGGGCGATGAGTTGCCGGCCGGCGTTGACTACGTGGTGTTCGATGGCGCGGTGAACTCTGGCCCCAAGCAGTCCATCATTTGGCTCCAGCGTGCCCTTGGCACGGCCTACAAGGGCAATGTCGATGGCGTGATCGGCATCGGCACTATCCAGGCTGTCCAAGCTTGCGGCAACTACCCGGCGCTCATCGACCGGATCTGCGATCAGCGGCTGGCCTTCCTGAAGCATCTGCGCACATGGTCGACGTTCGGCCGGGGCTGGGCGGCGCGCGTGGCCGAAGTTCGCGCCATCGGCAAGTCCTGGGCCGGCAAGAGCCTGCCGCCCGCCGCCAACTTCATGGACGGTGGCCAAGCCAAGGCGATGGCCACTGATGCGGAACAGGCGCCGTCGACTGCGCCGGCAGATGCAGCCACTGGTGCGGGTGTTGGCGGCGGCACCATCGCCGGCACGCTGTCAGGGCTTCAGGACCAGCTTTCCCCGCTCTCCTATGCCAGCGAATGGATAGGCCGCATCGTCGTGATCCTCGCCATCGTGAGCGCGGTGCTGGTCATGGGCGGCCTTGGCTGGCGCTGGTACGCGAACCGCAAGGCAGCGCGCCTCTCTGCCGCCCTTGGGACGGGAGCGGTGTGATGTTCGGCGTCCTCAACTGGCTTCAGATCGGAACGGGCGCGGTAGCGGGCGCCATCGTCGCTGGCGCGGTTGCCTATGGCGTCGGCCACTGGCGCGGAGTGGACGAGGGCAAGGCGCTTGAGCGCACCGCAGCCCTTCAGCGCTCCATGGACCTCATCAAGGAAAGGAACGAGACCAATGCGAAGGTCAATGACCTGGACGATCCTGGCCTGTGTGCTGCTCTCGGCGGCAAGTGGATGCCAGACACGCAGTCCTGCGAATGATGGTGCGGGCTTCTCTGCTCTCCACCCGTCGGCCGGCACGCGGCAGTTCATAGTGAAGAACGACAAGCCCTTTGCTCGCGAAGTCGCGGCGCACAACCAGACATGCGCGAAACAACCCGCGTGCGTGAAATAGGAGAACCGCCATGCTTTACACGATCCTGGTCATTATCCTGATCCTGGCGCTCATCGGCGCGCTGCCGGTCTATCCATACTCGGCTTCCTGGGGTGCCGTTCCGTCAGGTGGCATCGGCCTGGTGTTGGTGATCCTCATCATCCTGCTTTTGCTCGGCCGCCTCTAGTGGGCATGGAGAACTTAGAAGCGGTTGCCACCGAGGGCATCCGCAAACTTTGGCCGTGGGCGCTCGCAGCCCTCGTCCTTATGGCGATCTGCGGTGCGGCGATCGTCCTGCTTCTGAAACCATAACGACTAGCAGTGCATTGGGGCATCAGGGGCGCGATGGCTGGTGACGACATGACAACGAACGGAACGAATTTCGATCCGCTCGCCTCCTACGCCAGGCTGAGCGAGCGGGTGGAGAACCAGGGCCGGGATATAGTCGACCTTCGGTCCAACATGAACACCGGGTTTCGGAACATTGAAGGCGCGGTGAATGCCCTTGCGACAGAGTTGCGCGGGAGCTCCAAAACGCAATGGCCGGTAATCTGGTCCGCGATCGGCGTCTCTTTCGCCATCCTCATTGCCGTCGGCAGTCAAGCGCTCTCGCCGATCCGGGAGAACGTCGCGGACGTGAAGGACGCACTGACAGCCGTCGTGGACAAGATGGTGACGCAGCAGGAATTGAAGTGGCGTACTGACCGTGGATCGGAAGATCGGACCCGAACCGATACAGCGATCGGCGATCTTCGAAGCAACACCGTTTCCCGCAACGAGTGGATGGAGCGGAATCGGGCAAGGGACCAGGAATTGCTAGATCTCAACCGCCGCGTCGATGAACTGCGGCAGGACGTCGGCGCCGTCTACGGAACGCGTGACGTAATTCAGGACATGAAGCGTCAACTGGATATGTTGCGCCAGCGCGTATTTGATCCTAGGCCGACGCCGCCCAAAGTTTACCCGAGTGAATGAGAGAGATGGTGGCCCGGCCAACCCCGAATTTTTCGGCAATCTCGCGCTGCAGTAGTTTCCCGCGAAGCTTGCGAATTTCCGAGACATCAGCCTCTGTTAGCTTGGCTTGGCAATTTCTCGCTCCTCGCGACGTCGTGCCATGTGCTCTCGCATCTTCCATATTCCCACTCCGCGTCTTCCACGAAAGGTGCCGCTTGGTGACGCATCCTTTGTCGCCATTCCCGCATGAGTGTGCCGCGTCATAGTCCGGCGACGGTGCCGGACCATGTTCAATTTCGCAGACAACCCGCGAAACGATCTCGACTTTTCCCTTATGCCAAACCCGTCCGTATCCGTCGGTCGTGGCGAAGGGCCAGAGCAGACATTCATCGCCGGTGTACGTGAGCACGACATCCCTTAAATATGGGCCAATTACGCCCCTGGCTGTCCTGCCGGCGGTAGGATCACCATGCTTCCACCAGCGCTGATAATGCGCATTGCACCAGCCCCTGGAATTGACGGCACTCTTGCCGCAGTCAGGAATCGAGCATATCCGAGAAATAGCCATTCGATCGCTCCAAGATCGTTTCGGTTAGAACCCGTCGCGGTGGTGAGACACCCGGCGGGTTCGCTATTTGTACCATGACTGAGCGCGTAAACAACCTTCGTCAGCGGCTTGCCAACTGGCGGGTGTCGCAGACTACGCCTCCCTGATCCTCCCGAGCGCTGCCCCGCGCTCTGCGTTGCCCCGCTGGCCCTGTGATGGGCTGGCGGGGTTATTGCTGTTTGGGCCACAGTTCGTAGGTAATGGCCGCGCGGCCTTTGTCAGTGATGAAAACTGCGGCAGCGGGCACACCGCGCTCACGAACTGAGGGGTGCGCCGTCATGTCGGCGAAGCCCTTGGAAAGCGCGCTATTGAGCGAACTGTTGAGGCTCGACGCGACAATCTGGCTTTCGAGGAGAAATTCCTTGTCGGAAAGCCAATTCAGGAGCCGGTTTAGCTTCTTGTCCATCCGAAAAGTCTAGCATTTCTGCGGGTTTGGCGCTATAGAATTCATGTCGCTAGGCGCTGCGTGTGTCCTAGCCGGGTGCGCGGCCCGTGCGGTTCGTCCGTCCCCGCGAAGTCCTCGTAGCGCTGCGGGGCATGATAACATGGCCGGTCCCTCTGCACTTCGGTGTACGGGCCGGTCTTCCTCCCTGCGTCTCACCACGCTATCCTTGCCGGATGAGCGAAGACCCCAAACCACAATACCGCGTTTCCATGATGGTGACCTTCCCAGATGGTAGGTTGGGCTGGCAGGGCATCCTGACCACACCGGACCATGAGGAGGCCAACGCTCAGCTCGACGCGCTCAAGTCCGATCCAGAGGTCAAAGCCAAACTGGAGGTCATCCTGCCGAGGAAGAAGCGGTGAGCAAAGGCTGGACCGTCCAAAGCCTCATCGATGGCAAGATGATGCTCCATGCCTACTGCCATGCGCCACGATGCCGCCATAGCCAGAAGCTGGACCTTGCAAAACTAAAGGACAAGCTCGGACCAGATGCGCCGGCAATGGCGGCAGATCTCATTCCGAGGCTGCGGTGCGCCAAGTGCGGCGGCAAGGAGGTAGGCCTGATCTATGCTCCCGATCCGCACCAGAATACAGGCATGGGTGCCTCGTATCGGATGGCGAAGGGGGAGTGAGCCCGCACATCTCGTTCAAAGTTGTTCTGCGGTCAAGGATGGAAAGCTTCTCGCGCGGCACGATGTCGAAGCCCTTTTCATGGAGCGCTTTCACGAGAGCCCAACCGACGTCGATATAGTCCCCAGCGGGGCTTTTAGCGGCATCACTGTGAGCCTCACCGACGCGCCATGCATACACGTTATCCATTGCTATCTCCTACCACCATCCCATCGCATGCAGTACCATCCTCACCGGCAGATATCCCACCAACACCACAGCAGCCAGTATGGCAGTGAGGCGAAGGGAGAGGTATCTCATTCGCACCTCACAATTGGCACGCCGGCTTTCTCCGCCCTCGACACCATATCAGCAGTCCCGCGACCTCCAGGGAATGCCAGCACCATATCCGGCTTGTGCTCATCAAGCATTTTCTGGTTTCGTATCGGGCCGGCGGCGGGGCCATGCTGAAGCCACATTGCCGGCTCATTGATCATGTGGACGGAGCGCTGATCATAGCACCACTCCCTAGCCATCTGGTCAACGCCACGCGCGCCGCCTTGAATGATGGTCAAGCGACCATGCTTGGAGCGGAGGTCGTTCAGCTTCTTCCAGACCGCCGTCCGGTTCAGGAAGTCGCGGCCGCCGCAAACAAGAACGCGGTATGTCTCTGCCACGTCTCTCTCCTAGCTCTGCTTTCGCTCTATAGCCTGGGCTTCGTCTGATAGGTCCTGCATGATGGAGTTGCGGGAGTTGCGGATGGCGTCAGGTAAGGCGTCGAGCAGCGCGAAAACAGCCTGCGGCGTGAGACCTAATGCCACCAGTGCGCGATGCTCCGCTATCTTCGCATCCCGCTCTTTCTGTGCAAGGCGCTCGGATAGGAGGGCTTCGGTAAGCGCATCGAGACAGCCGCACCCGCGATCAAAGGTGCATTCGCTCTCGATGCAAAGCTTGTCGCGAACCGCTTTCGCCTTCTCTCGGATATCCTCCGGCACTTCCATTGGGGTTACTCCTGTGAGGGGGAAGGGGATGGCGCAGGGTTTCCGAGCGATGCCGGAACGGGGCGGAAACATCCATGGAAACCGAGTCTCCCAAGCTGTTGAATTTCCTACCTATGGTGGGAACTGCTTGCTGTTTCCATATTGAGCAATTCCAATGCCTTGCAAATGGGTTTCCAGAAGGTTTCCAAACAAGGTTTCCAGCGGTCATTTTACCACCGTTATCTTGGGCTGGCGCTTCGCCTTTTCGATCTTCGATACCTTGTCCATAGCCTGCACCGCAAGGCGGACCTGTGAGGCCTCTCGGCTGTAGAGTTCGGCATAGGCGATATTGTTGTGCCCGAGCATTTCCATGAGCTGCCGTGTCGATGCGTCGGCCTCCGCCAACTTAACGCCGAGCGCCTTTCGTAGGCCGTGCATGGTGTAGCCTGGCTCGATGTCCGCTTTCTCGCACCACTCGGCGAATTGCGTGCTGATGGAACCATCGCGGTATGGCTTCTTTCTGGGTGATTCCAGAACGAACTCGGTATGGCGCGGCAGCGGCGCAATCTCGTCAGCCAGCATTGACGTCATCGGCAGGAACATCTTCTTGCCTCGCTTCCGGCCTTTGAACTGGACGAACTCGAAGCCTTCGATCTCATGGACGGCGCCCTCCACGGTCACATGCTTGACCGTCAGATGGTCCCATCGGAGGCGGATGACGTCGCTCGCCCTGTTGCCGAGCCAGAGGGCCAAAGCGTAGGCTGTGCGTTGCCTGGTTCCGACCGCCCACCGCTTCTCATATTTTGCCATCGCTTCAGCCGTCCAAGCCTTGTGGCCGTCCGTCTGCGGGTTGCGCGTCATCTTGTAGGTAGGATCAACCTCGATCCATTCCTCGTCGATAGCCACCATGATCAATTTGCGTAGGCATATGAGCACCACGCGCTCCATATGCGGGGTATCGCGGAACCCGGAAAGGATGTTCTTGACGTGCGAGCGCTTCAGATCCCCCACCGGACCATCTCCGAGCGTGGCCCTGCCGCCGGCCGGAATTGACAAGATGCGTTCGATTGTCTGGCTGTAGCGCGTGCTGCTCTTCGCATCGAGTGCCTTCCACTCGTCTGCGTCCTTCAAAAGCCGATACGCGGCCTTGAGGCTCTTTGGGCTTGCCGCGCCGGGCAGCGCCAGGACAACAACAGGGCGGCCAGCAATGGCATTCTCATAGGCTCTGTCGAATTCCGCGGCGCCGGGATCGCCGGGCAACATCACGTCTTTCTTACCGCTCCGGCGCAGGCGCCAACGCACCTTGCCATGCCGATCCACCATGTCGGAAACGCCGGGGTAGTCTGGATGCCTCATGGCGGCGAACATAGCGCTAGGCTCGCTTCGCCGGGTAGACGTTATCGAAGAAATTCCTGTGGCCATCCTCGGGGATATCGGTGAAAGCCAGATCGACGGCGAGCCGATCCCATACAGTTCGTCCGTCGAGCCTCTTGGGTTTCGGCATCCGGCCGTCCTTGACCATCTCATCGAACTTGGTGACGCCGACGCCGATATAGCGAGCTGCTTCCTCACGGGATAGGCCGCGCGGCGGGTAAGAGATCGGATCGGCGCGAGTCATTTCGGAAGCGCCTCGATTGCTGCGACCATTGTCGCAAGGTCGCCTTGTTCATCAAACCACTCGCCATGCCGCCGAAGCTTGCCGAAGCCGACATGCAGGAATTGCTCAAGCGTTCGGTTGCCTGGCATAACGGCAATGACGGTAACCGGATAAGGGCAGGCGGTCCTCAGAACTCGGAACCGACGCTCCCAATGCGTCGTGAACCCGATCTTGATCCGATCATTACAGCGGATGAGATAGATCTTGCCGCTGAAGTCTTGGCGGATGAAGTTTTCCAACTCCACGGTGCCGGCGGCGTCGAGGTGCGCGCTTACGTGACTACGGATAACATCCAGCGGAGTTTTCACGGGCGGCGGTGTCAGGATAGTTTCCAGCTTCCGAATATGCTCCGGGTAAAAAACCTTCTTTCGGCCGCGCGGCTCAAAGTGAGGGTGCTTGCCGACAAGCCGGCGCAGTTCCTCTACGGACACGCCAAGCAATGCTGCGGTCTCGTTTACGTCGAGCGGCTTCTGAGCCCAGCTTGGCAGCGGCTTATTCAAGGCTGCGGCTCCTGGGCGGGGCGGGCGGCAGAGAATGGCTCCCACATTTCTTGCATGTAGGCCCAATATTTCGCGAGGAACTCGCGCACGCGCGGCTCATCGGCGCGGCAAACCGAAACCTCATGGCTCCCGAGATAGGCTTTTCGCTGCCCGATGATCTGCAGCTTCAGGATGCCATTTCTGTAGTAGACATCGCCAGTGAACTGGCCGGCGCCGTTGTCTTCGCCCTCTAGCCAGTCCCAGCGAACGAGCCAGTTGTAGTCGACATCGGCGTCCTTCCAATTGCTAAAGAAGGCATCCCATGTCGGGTACGTCTCATGGCAGCCGGCTTTGAAATAGTTACCCTCCGTCATGTAATACGGATGGTCTATTTCCCATAGGTGCTTGTCGGAAGTGATGTCAGCGCTCATCGTTCTGCCTCCTGAGAGAGGAAGCGGGCGACGGCGCGAACATGGTGCGCCCGGATATTGCGCATGGCTATCTCGACAGTATCGTCGTCTCTGACGTGGCCATCAAAGTGGTCGGCCGTGTCCGCGAACGGCTTCAGCAGCCGCCTTGCCTCTGCAAGGGATGCCTCGGCCGTGTCAGCACGGTGTCGATCGTAGGAGAGTTGCGCTCGTAGTTCGACAGGCCCGGCGGGGCATCGGTCAAGGGCGAGCAAGAGTTCGTCCCGCTCCTTCTCCGCCTTCTCCCTTGCTTCCCTCTCTGTGGCGAGGGCTGTAGCGGCTTCGTCCAAAAGTTTGGCTGCGTCAAACGGGCCATATTCCCGCATGTCAGCGGCCATGGTCTTCAGCCGTTCGATCAGGTCACCGGTCATCGGTGCAGATCCCCTGGCTGACGAGGGCTGCGTTGATCTGCTCGCGGACGCCGTTCACATAGTCATCATCGCCCCGACAGCCGGTGAGCGTTGCCGCCAGATCGCAAAGACCGAGCGCGGCTTGGAGCGCCTTCAGCGTGTCGCTATCTACTGGCGGGGAGGCGAAGGCTTCGGCCTCTCGTTGCTCGGGGCCGTCGAGCATGCGGATGATGTCGTTTATGAAGGCGGTATCCCTGCGCTCCTTCATGACGCGCTTCTGCACATCGCTATTAAGCGGGTGCGGCTCGGCAAACTCTGTTGCACGCAAAGTGCTTTCTGCCGGGAACCTCGCGATATATGTCGTAGGCTCGATATAATTGGCGCACGCTTCCTGCATCGCCCTAAACAGCGTTCGCATCGTCCACGCTACCGTCCCTTGTGCTGGTAAGGGACGGGTGGCGAACCGCGCGCTGTCTTCAACTGCTTGCACAGCCTCGTCTAAGGTGGCATCAACCGGTTCCATGTAAAATCGGTAATCTTGTCTGCCATAAAGCTTCGCTTCGACCTGGGCAATCTCGCCGCGATACCGAGCCACGGCTTTGGCCGCCTCGTATATGCTCGCCACCGGCCCGCACGGTTTCTCCACAGGCTGCGGGGTGGGGAGGAGGCAGGACCGGATTCGGGCCTCGAAGTTGGCCTGCGCGGCGGCTTTAGCGACATCCAGATCGCCGTCAAAGTCCTCCCACCCACCGCTCTCCGGCCAGCGCACACGCACTGAGCCGCGGTCGGTGACGCACACCTCATAGCGGAGGCCGTGTATTGGCATAGCCCCCCACCACCGCTCGTCAGACTCTTCCCATTCAAGCGGCTTCACCGTCTGTACGGAAGAGAGGGCGGCATCGATGGCGAACGCCAGTGCTTGCGCGTCTTCGGCCTCTTCGAAATGGGCACCTTGCGCGCCGCTGCGGAATTGATCGGCGAAACGCTGCAAAATCTCGCGGCTCTTCTCATCCATCGCCATCATCCCTGGTCCTGTGCTTGGCGAAGCTGGATGCTGCCCGCGTTGACGGCGTAACTGTCGAAGAACGACCATTCGGGAGAATTAAGCGGGCCGATGAAACAGATGGCTGGACGCGGCGTCCAATACGGCCAGCCATCATACATGCAGATGCTAATTATCGAGCGGCCATATTCGCTGAACGTGAAGCCGTCCGGGTTCTGCTCAGCTTCGCGCCAGATCGGCGGCATGTCCCTTGCGATAGGATGCGACCAGTCCACAGGCCCCATATTCTCGCCGATACGGACGGTTTGTGTTTCGGTTCGCATCAGAGAACTTCTCCTGACATGATGTGACGGCGCGGCAAGGTCTTCGAAAGAGGCTTGATAGCGGACTGCTTTTCCGCCACGGCAAAACCACGCGATTGCAGTTTCACTTTGGATGGAGGGAATGCGCCGGTATGTTTGTCTCGTTGCCTGTCGGCCTTGCGAATTCGGCGTATGTCTTCCGCCGTTTTCGATACGTGACAGGGGCGACACAACAATCGAGCGTTAGCTACCTCTGGCTTGCCACCCAGGGCATCTGGCAAGATATGGTCTATCTCACCGCCGCCAGTCTTAAGAACCGCTCCGCATCCTTCGCAACAGCCGGCCGCTCGCTCGATGACGGCGCGACGAGTGGCACGATTGAACTCTAGCCGGCTCATAGCAGCCTCCCTAGCGATTGCATGTGCTCAATAGGGTCGCGTGCATTCTTTGTGACGTTGCAGTGGCCGCAAAGGAACTGGATATTCCTTGGTTCATGCTTCCCGCCACGCGCCAACGGCATGATGTGGTTCATGTGACTGCCGGACTTGAGAGACACGCGGCAGATGGCGCATTTGTTCCGCTGCGCTTCTCTGATCCTTGGCAGCGATCCGCGCGGCAGCCTGTCTAGCTTTCGACCCTTCCGGCGAACTGAAAATTCGCGAACTTTGTCAGGATTGGCCTTCCGATAGGCGCGCAATGCAGCAGCAGCTTCTCCCGTCGCATTACGCTGTCGTTGAACCTCCTTGCGGCGCTCCTGAAACGCTTCCTTTCCTCCCTTCCAGTTCGGCTTATCTGCGCCTCGTAACGGCTCTATGCGCCCTTCCCGATGGGCTTTACGAAGTCCTTCGGCTCGGGCGGCCTTAGTATCGTCGGTAACATTTGCAGCAAGGTTGATAGCACTGCAAGCGATCGAGCAATACTTAGTCTTGGTAACGCTGCGCGGGCGAAAAAGCTTGCCGCAGATTCCACACGCTTTGTCCGGCTTCGAAGCGCGACATTCGCTTGAACAGTATTGCGGCTTAGCCCACCGCGTCATCGAAATCCGATAGCCGCGATCAAACCGCTCGCCGCACTTCGAACATGTGAGCATCACCACAGGCTTGCCCATCACCTCACCTCCTGCTTGGGCAGGTGCCGGCTCACGGCCTTGACGCGGATACGGTTCCGCAAAGCCGCTTCTATACGCTGTGTCTTGCGCGACGACGCGTCAAAACTAAAAGCCGTTAAGGATCGGCAGATTCTACTAGCCATTGCCAAGCCACCTCCAGCTTTTGCCGGATTTGATCAGCAATACTGTTGAGCGATTAACCCCGAAGCGACGGGCCATCGATGCGTTGCTCTCGGCGTTGCCAATTCGGCGCATTTCGATAACGTTAGCTTCAGTTAGTCTGGAGCCACCGTTTTTTGTCCCTCGTGTGTCAGTGCCATGCAATCGCTTGTCGGCTTCATTCTCTGTTCTGGTGGCCCAACGAAGATGCTTAGGGTTGACGCATCCTTCGTGGGCCTTGCCGCATGAGTGCGCAGCTTGATGTTCTGGAGTCGGCGGCTCGCCATGTGCCATGATGCACATAAGGCGGGCTGCCTTGATCGATTTGCTATTAATTTTAGCGTAGGCAATACCTGCGTTGCTGCAATAGAATGGCCACTTCAGACACTCGTCGCCAGTGTGCGCTATGTGGAATTTGAGCCATTCCTTCAACCCGCCCTTCGAAGTTCCGCCGCCGAGCGGATCGCCATGCATCTGCAATCGAAAACGATGCGCCCTGCAAAGGCCTAGCGTGCGGCGAGGCTTGTCACAGCCCTCAATTGTACACTTTCTGGACTTGTCCAGACTGAAGGCTTCACGGTGATGAGGAACCGACTCGGCCATCAGCGCACCTCGCGCCGAAGCAACGCTGTCATGGCCTCGCGCTTGCGGGAGACGTTTAGTTCTGAGAGATGAGAGGGGCGCTTCATGCTGCGGCTCCCCATACTTTGCGCTGCCACGGGCAGGCGTACATTCCAAGGCCAGCCAAGTCCGCTTCGAGGAGAGCTACAATTGCCGCGCTGCCGACTGCAAAAAGCGTTGTCCCGTTGGATGGGCTCTTGCCCTCTGAGCCATCAGGGCGAAGAAACCGGATCTTCTTCGACACGTGCAGAAGAGCATCGGAACGGCGGAAAGCCGCCTGCCACCAAGGGGCGCTTGTTCGGTCAGGTGTCAGCGCAATTCCGTTGCCATGCGCAAAGAACTTGTCGAGCCACGGCTCAAGCGAATTGCGGCCGCCGAAGGGCGGGTTCATCCATACGAAGCCGGTCCATTCACGCTCTAGGCCGCGATCATAAAGCCAGCCGTCGCAAGGCACGTGCAGAGGCCCGTCAAAAGGCGCCGCCACGTCCAGATCAAACCGGCAGCCGAGCGCGTCCATAACGTACTTCGGCGTATACCATTCGTCGGACTGGCCGGGAGTTTCCCAATGACTCATTACCGGCCCTCCGAGACATCGCGATAGGAACCGGCCGGCGCCGAGACAGCACGATTGCCGCTCTCTTCAATGGCGCCGGCCGCTGGCCCGCCGACCTTGGGCGAGCTATCACCGGATGGGGCGTTAGCGGGGTGGTCCGGTGAATTCGGTTCGTAGGAGTGCAGGAGGTCGCCGGGATCGGTCAGCACTATCCCCTGTTCGGAAAAGTGCCGATGGATGCCGTCCAGATAGGCGGTCGCCTGCTTAGTTGACATCAAGCGCGTGACGGGGAAGTCCAGCGGCTCCATCATCAGCGCGATCTTCTGTTCGTAGGGAAGGCGCTTGACCACCGCGTCGTATTTCTCGCGGAAGGTTTCGTTCTCAGCCCGGAGGATCGGAACGCCGATCGTCAGTTTGCAGTAGGCGCGGATTTCCTCCACCGTCGTATCCTCCTTCTGCTGCGATATTTCGTTCAGCCAGAGATGGATCAGCCGATTTTGCTTAGCAGATCGCTTACCTCCTTTGGTGATGTTCACCGTGCATGGGAGGCTATGCTGCTCAATAAAGCGAACGAGCATACGCCGTTCAGACTCTGTCTCCACAAACCTTAGCGTCATGAGGATACATGCCCCCACGTCTGCCCGTTGGCGATGAAGCCGACGGTCCCAGGTGAAACGCCATAATGCGCGGCTATAGACTTCTTTGGTTGGCCAAGAGCGAGGCGGCGTTTGATTTCGCGCACCTTGTCTTCTGTTAATTTGGCAGACCCAGAAAGCTCGCCCGGGCCATTTCGGGGCGGCTTAGCAAGTCCTGTAGAATAGGCATGGCGCATGTTTTCCAGATGCGTGCACCATTCGAGATTTGTTATCTCGAAGTTGGCCTTATCGCCGTCGATGTGGTTGATGTTCGGCTTGTCTAATGGGTTTGGAATAAACGCCTTCGCGATGATGCGATGGATATATACAGTGGACTTTTCCCCGGTCGCGGACGTTGCCCCGAACGCCGGATACCCCTTCACTAGACGGACATTGACGCTCCGGGCTGGGATAAGACGTTTGCCACCGCATATCTCGCTATTTGTCCATCGCGGCTTGCTACGCACATCTCCACATAGGTTAAATTCATAGAATTCCTCGAAGTCCGGGACATTGTGGTACGCCTCGGTTTCGATGGTGCGGCTGATGGTGGCCATGTCAGCCCGCCATCATGTTTGCGACGGCGCCGCTCGAGCGATCGCCTGGGAAGTCGTCCGACTGCTTTTCGATCAGCGAGCGCTTTGCCGTGCTGAAGTCGGCTTTCATGGTCTCGATCCATGCGCCGTTCCAGTCGTCCTTGCGGGCTTTTGCGACCCAGACCTTGTAGAGCGTATCGAGAGCCAAGGTCGTGCCACACTCGCTGATCTCATGCCGCCATTGCTTCGGCAGATCATCGCCGCGCGCATCAACCTCCTTGCGCATGGATGCGCTGGTACGAGACGCACCCCTGACAAAAGACCACGGGTCGGCAGTCCAGCGCTTCCACTGTTTCTTGCCGTTCCATTCCGACGTCTCGCATGGCACCCATGGAGCCTCTAGGGCGTAGAGATAGCGCCCGATGCCCCACTTCACCGCAGCCCGCTTCAACGCGTCTGAAATGGCTCCCTTTTCGGCCTCAACGTCACTGTCGCCGGCACCGTCAGCCTTGGTGATCCATTCGCCATCGACGCGTATGGACAGGTAACAGATGGTCCGCGCCCCATGGAATTCGTAACGGTCCTGCCATTCCGACGCACCGAGAACCGAGTCCAACCTATCCATCACGTCACGGGCATCGATATAGGCAAGCGCCATGGCTTTGGTGCCGTCCTTTGTGACGGACTGCGCGCGCCAGCTAATGGCATCCCGAGGAAACTCGGCGAACAGGAGCTTGATGTCTTCAGCGGTCGGCATCTTCTTTGTCCTTGCGTTCGGTCCACAGCGGGCAGAGACCGCCGTTTATCCCGGTGCAGCGCATGAATGGGTCGGTCTCGGCCCACACCTTCGGGGCCACGAAGCCGGCGCCATCGACGCGGGGAAATTTCAGGCACACCCAGGAGGCAGGCGAACGTTTCCGAGAAGTCGGCTCAACGTTGTCGCATTCCTCGCAATAGGTGTAGAAACGGCTCACGCAGCGGCCCTCACGGCTTCGGCGTAGTGTTTCCAGTGACGGATGGCGCGGCGCATTTCCAAGCGGTGGTCGAGCTGCCAGCCCGGCGTCTTCCATTTGCGATAGAACCGGGCGAGATCGCGTGAGGCGAGCGCCTGGTGGAAGTCCTCGTCGGCTCGCCAGCGGGCGAGCGTATCCGGGATGACAGACAGATCAGCCATTGTCATTGGCGTGGCCTCCATCGGTAAGTTCAAGGGATCGAGCACGACACGCGGCCTTCAAAACCGGGTCGGTGTCGTACCGGATGATGTTGTCCAGCGCGGCCAGGATCAGGCTAGCGCGCCAGGCATCGCGTCCCTCAGCAAGGGCTGTCGCAGCGGCATAGTCGTCGGTCATGTGATCTCGTGCCATCACCGAAATTCCCTCAGCCTGACGATCTTGCGGTCTATGCTCGCCTTACGCGCCACGGCGTCGACTTCGGAATCGGCATAGTCGAACCCATCGCGTTCCGTTTCGAGGTTGGCGATGGCCCGAGCGCGTTGGGCCGTTGTCATCTCAATGAGACTGCGAACACCAGCTTCGTTGCGAGCGTCCGCCTCGGCCTGCATTTGCCGAAGCATCCGCACATGGTCCGCACAGGCGATCAGCGCGCCGTTGAAGCTCCAGCACTGGTGCATGAAGCCGATCCAGGCGATGAAGCCCTTGGCCGCCTTGGTGATGCGGCGGTCTGCCGGCTTGCCGTCGACAGAGACGACATCCCATCCGCCATCCGTCTCGATCCAGGAGACGCCGATGTCTTCATTGAAGCAGTGGTGGGCTGACATGTCACTTGCCCTCGCCGGTTGCGCGGGCTGCCTCCAAAGCGATCCGCAACAGTTCGGGATGGTCATCCATGAAGGCGAAAACATCGCCCCATTTAGGCTGGCACAACACGAACAACTGTGACATCAACGCCTTGTGCGCGGCGCCGACCATTTCGTCAGTAACGTGGTCAGGCTTCGGCACGGTTGGCAGCGGAGGCTTCGGGCAGGGGCCGCTGTAGCCGTGGAACTTGAACATCTCCTCGCCCTCCGGCATCGGCTCGCCGCACAATTCGCACTTGGCAATTTCGGTCGTCATCGTCTCGTCCTCCTGTGTTTCCCTGTCCTGCTGAGGGATGATGGGCTAGGCGGCCGAGTACGAGCGCCAGCCTTTGGTGGCGTGATACTGAAGCTCGCCAGTGTCGTCGGAGATGACCTTGATGATGCGACCGTTCAGATTGCCCTTCTGGACCTTGCGCTTGGTGATGCGCGACCGGGATGGGCTAATGAAGTCGGCAAGCGGGCGACCATAGAAGCCGGCCTTCTCGCGGCGCGTCTGGCGCTCAAGCAACTGGCGCTGAGCATCCTTGCGGGCCTTCGCCTTCGCGTCGGCGGTGCGCTGCTTCTCCGCCTGCCGGGTCAGCCAGCGCGTCAATTGCCGTGAAAGTGGTTCCATCGTTCTCTTCCTTTCCCGAGCCAGTTCAGTCGAACAGTGTGTGCTCTCTATGGGGAGTGGTTTCAGGCGGCGAGCGCCGCTCGGCCTGCTTCTGTCGCCCAGCTTGTCGGCTGATCGTCGTCGTACCCGCTCTCGATGTAACCAAGGGCTGCGAGCCTCCTGTTGGAGCGAGCCATGGCGTCACGATCTGCGTAGGGAAGGCTGGCAATGCCGCCAGCGCATACGGTCAGATAATCGCGCTCAAGCTTGCTTAGGACTATCACGACAGTATCTCCTTGATGCGCTTGACTTCGGCGTCGTATTGGGATGCGGTGTGCTTGTATTCGTGGTGGCGATCGAAGGCCTTGAGGCCTTCAAGCCACTGACGCTTGCGGTTGAAATCAATGCGTTGTTTCCACTGGAAGGCTGCGCGCTTGCGGTAGGCGTCGCGCTCAGCACGGCAGCGCTCCATGTCCGCCTTGTATTGAGCGCGGATTTCCGGGCTCACCGTTCAGCCCTCCATCTTTTCGCAGAGGTCGACGAACTCGCCTTCCGGCATCCGAACCATCAGGACATCCAGAACCGCCGACAGAACGATCTCGACGCCGTCACGCATATCGGCCATCAACTTCATGGCCATATCCTTCAGCGCATCGGTGCTCTTGGCTTCGATCTTGCTCTGGAGTTCGGCGGCTGCGGTGTTCATGTCGTTCTCCTGTTGTTGACCAGATCGGCGCGGGGCGCTGTGTGGTCTGTTGAGGAGAATGTACGAAAATCATTCATACTCGTCAAGCATGGATGTACGAAAATCATAAATTATTTTTGAGACCCTCAAGACCGCTGCCGAATCGCGGGCACAAAAAAGCCCGCTTGGTGCGGGCGTTCGGGCGCGACTTAAATTGGGTTCTGGTTACGCCGCTTGGCGGTATCCCTCAGCAGCGATTCCAACGGCAATCACCTTATCTGCCGTATTCGACAAGATCGCTCGCAAGGATGGTTCGGTCTTGTCGTAATCCGCGAGCGCGGCTATTGCGTGGGGGGCGTCTGTTAGACCGCGAACGTCTCCGATTTTCATATTAGCGGATGCTACCGCCGAGAAAGCCGGAGCGACAAATTCAAATACCGCCGCGATGCCATCCCCATCCTGGATTACACCGGCGAAGTCCCATTCGCGTGTTGCTCCGCGAACGGGCCGATCGAACATAGCCTTGTTCCCAAATGCCTCTTCAAGGCGAGCTTGAAACAGAACCCTCGATCTTTTCACCTTCATATTTTCGAGGGCATAGATCGTCCGCTCAACCGCCGCAGCAGAAACGTTCGCTATAGCTGCAACAGCAGCAGGGAGCCTGTCTCTATCCACCCTAACGATGAAGAAAGAACGCTGATCAAACTCGACGCCACCGCGCTTTGCAACGCCGGCGGCAACCTTGACGAATGTTTGAAGTGCTCCCATTGTTTCGGCAGTGAAAGCACCATATCCAGCGTCGGATACGAAATAGCCGTCAGCGTCAGCATCGAGGCGCACGACTACTGCGGTCCCGTTGGCATAAGACACTGGAGTTGTGATAAAGGCCGACTGTCCCGAAATTTCGGCAAACGAAAGCGACCGCGCGACTTCGTCGGCGATCTGTTTCAGATTGACCTCTACAAAAGCGTTTTGGACCATGGTGGTGGTGCTATCGTCCTGAGATCGGGCAGTTTCCAGATTTCAGATGCTAGGGTAAGATAGTCGCTAAATGATGAAATTGCACGGGGTA